ACCAACTAACTCAAATAAAGGGGCAAATGCCGGGAGAAGAGCATTAAATAATTCTACTATTGGAGGTAATAATTGTAAAGCTAAATCTGCAGCCATTTGGATTAATGGAGCAAATGCTTCTACAATTTGTATAATAGGAGGAATTAATGTTTGGATAATTTCAAAGATTATCGGAAGCAATTGTTTAGCTACTTCTACAAAAACTACTAATACTGGTTTTAATGCTTCTAAAATTGCGGTAATTGCTGGTTTAAGACTAGTAAATAGGTCCGCTATTATAGGAAGTAAGGTTTCTCCTAAATCTTTAATAACAGGAACTAATTGTTCTACAATAGGTTTAATTAATTCAACTGCTTGAGTTTTAATTTCTTCAAATAATTCAACTAATGGGCTTAAGGCATCAAAAATACCTACTGATTGTTGGTTTCTTGCTTCTTCAGCAGCTGCTAATTTTTCAGCCGTTGAAGCCATAGATTGCATTGCTGCTAACCCTGCTTTTTGTGTATCTAATAAATCTGTATTTTCAGCAGCATTTTCTTTAGATGAAACTAACATATCAGCTAATCCATCACGAGACATACCAATAGATTTAGCAAATGCTTCTTGTTGAACACGGTTCATTTTCTGGAAGTCTTCAATTGAGCCAAATTGATTGGCTATTTCTTCCATTAATGTTGCTGTGTCGTTATTTAAAGCTGCTTCTCTTGCTTTTTCTAGGTTTAATTCTTTACCAGTAAGCAATTCGGCTTCCATTTCAGCAGCAATAGAGTCTTCGATGTTTAACAAGCTATTAGCTACATCTTCTACTTTTCCTAATTCTAAACCTAACTTTTTAGATTGAACAAATGCTTTAGTTAATTCTGCTGCTGAACCTTTAAAGTTAAGTTTCATAGTATTAGAAACTTTACTAACACCTTCCATTACTGCTTTTTGGCTGATGTTAACTTTCATGCTCTTAATAGATTCTTGAGCAGTAGTTGCCATAGCATCAGCAGTAGCTTCTGCTGATTCTCCACTTAATTTAGAGAATTTATACATTCCCGCAATACTTTCAGCGGACATACCAGCAAACACATTAAGTCTCATAAACGTATTTAACGTTTCTTGGCTTAATTGAGTGACTCCGCCTAAAGCACTGTATATAGATTCAGCAGATTTTGTTGCGGCGTCAGAAGTAATACCCATAGAAGCACCTATAGATCTAGCTTGAGAAGCTAAACCTGCTGCTTCTTTTTGGCTAATACCTAAGTTACGAGATATATCTACAGTTTGTTGGTTTAATTTTTTAGCTTCTACTTCACCTTTTTTAAAGGAAGAAACAATCATTGTTACTATGGCAATAGGACCTAATGCTGATTTTAAAGCGGCACCTAAAGATCCAAATAATATTTTTAATTTACCAAAACCAGTTAATGATTCTTTACCACCTTTTGTAAGTTCTTTAGATAATTCTTCAGCTTTTTTAGCAGCAGCATCTAAACCTAAAGCTTTACCAATTTCCCCAAATCCTATTTTTTCTAAAGTTTTTTGAGCACCTTCAGCCGCTCTACCAAAAGCTCCCATTCCTTTTCGAATGTTTTCTTGTCGCCTTAATTGTTCGGCTAAGTATTCGTTATTTAACTCTAAGTTTTGTCCTTGTGCTTCTAAAGCAGCAATTTGTTCTGCTTGAGATGAAAGATTTTGACCTGAAAGGGCTACCTGTTCTTCTTTTTGGGCTACTAACTCTTGGGCTCGTTTAATTTGGTCGTCGGTAATATTTTTACCTTGCTTTTGTTTTTCTATAAGCGATTGCTCAATAGATTTTGCTTTATCTAATTCGGAACTCTTTTTTCTAAAAGTTTCTAAACTGGATTTTTCTTTATCTGTTAGATCTTTTGTAATCGCAGCAATTTGTTTTTGAATATCTTGTTGTTTTTTCTGGTTTTTGGCCATATCTTTCTGAACATCATTGATTGAAGAATATTCAGAAGAAAGATCACGAGTTACTTTAACTGCTTGTTTTGCTAAGTCTAAAGAGCCTTTATCGAGTTCACCTTTGTTTTTAGTGTTTTTTACTACATCAGACATCACATCAGCTAAACGAGCTGTGAGGTTGATAGCTTCTCCTAGAGCCAGATTAGACTCTTGGATATTCTGTTTTCTAATTTCGTCAGGTGTAGACATTAAACACTAGTTATATATGTTATAAATATCGGAAGGCGTCATTTCTTTGACGCCTTCGAGATATATCCTGGTGCTGTAATTTTTGATTTATCGGGGTTTGCCCAATCTAGTGTAGTTGAGTTACCTCCTCCTACTTTTCCTAATGCTTTATTTTGAGCTTCATTTTCAGCACTTAAAGATTCTTGAATAAGTTGATGAGTTACTCTTCTTAACCATAAAGGCATGTTATAGATAGTATCGTAATCATAACCTCCTCTACCATAAAATACTATCTCATGGATAGTTCTAAATAAGTTAATCCTATACTCTTGCGTCAGGCCAAAAAAACTGGACCTGTAAAGGAATAGCGACCTCCTCTTCGCCATTGTTTCCTTCATGAATAAAGGTCATTTTAATATCTGGGTTAACTGATTTCATATATGTTCTAAGAGAAGAAGCATCTCTAGCTAATAATGCATTATCTACAAAATCTCTAACAGTTTTAGGATCAGTTTCTCCATTTACTGATATGATTTGATGTTTTAAACGAGTAGACATTTCCGGAGAAACATTTTTATTAACTCGTTTGATACCTTTTACTTCAGCATCGATTGCTTTATCTAATTTTCCATCAACTAATCTAAATGTTACTTGGTTACCTGAATGGGGGAGAGTATAGCCAAATTCATTAACTCCTTCTTCTACTAAGAGAGATTCATCTAATTCTACTACAGGAAGAGAAGAAAGATCTACTGTCAATTCTTCACTATCGTAAGTAAATGAATAATCTTTACCATAACCTAATACACGAGCAGCAACCATGATTGCGTTTTTATCTCCAACCAACAAATCATCATAATTAAATTTAGTGATAAGAAGGGATTGTAATAATTTATCAATTACAACTCCTTGTTTAATGTAATTTTGATTAGTTAGAATATCTTCTTCCTTAGCTGTCATATATTTCATTTCAACTTTACCACTATGTAAAGGATGATCTGAAGGGTATAACAAACCTTTAGAAGGAAGTTCGATTGTTTCTGTTGGGAACTTAAATTTAGAATTTTCCATAAATATTTTTAATAACTGTTATCAAGTATAAATATCAAAATAAAAAAAGAGCTTGACATAGCCAAGCTCTCTTTAAAAATATTTGAAGTTTTTTTAGAAATTCAATACACAGTAATCCATTCCTAAAGTAACTGTCAAGTTTTGAGCAGCATTTTCGTTATCCCAACTGTACTCACCAAATTCAGCTGCTTTAATGAAGGCACCTTTGATTACCCATTCAGAAACGATATCACCTACAGGACCTAATACGTCGATAGTAACATCTTTCTTATAGAAATCAGAATAACCATCACGGCCAGTTACTGATTCGTGGTGTAAACGTACCCACTCCATTACTGCTTGAGCACCTGAAGGAGTAATTGGGTCAAACAACGTCATAGTCAAGTCGTTCCAAGACAATTTGCCTTTAACTTTTCTATAAGTGTTGATATGGTTTAATTTAATTTCTTCCTGCGAGAATCCAACCGATGAAATACCTTTGATCATATACGACGGAATACCGTCTACGTACATGATAAATCTATTCTGTACCTTAGGTTCGAAGGCTGTGAAGAAAATTTCGTTGGGATCTAATACTGCCATTTTGCGTTATATTATTTTGTTCTATTATAAATATTCAATTTTTAATCTCTTACGCTGGGAAAGTTGCTCCAGTTGGTAAGATGTTAAAGTCTAGGTAAATGAATTCAGCAGTCTTAGTAGGTTGGATGTAAATCGCACCGACCAACTGATTTCTATCAATTACATCTGCCGGGTTGTTACTATCATCCATTACTACTTTAAATGCGTACAAACCTTGTTGTTGTTGAACCGACTCTAAGTAAGGATTAACTTGGCTTAAGAACGCATTTCTAGTAGCGATAGTATTTTGTTCGAATACTAATGTTTTAGAAATTGTGCTAATTCTGTCTTTCAAAGCAATCAACAATCTACGAACATTCACACGGTCAAGTGCAGATGCTTGAGTTTGTAATGTTTTCTGACCGTATACTACAACACCTTGGTTAGGGAATGTAGCAATTGGGTTAACCTTATTCTGGTATAATGTATCTCTGTCAGTTTGGGTTAATTTCTTTTCAGCTCTAACCACATCACTTAAACCACCTCTGTTAATACCAGCAGGAGCGAACCAAGGAGCAGCAACTGTATCGTTAAATGCATACACTGCAGGGATCATAGTTGAGGCAGGTACCCAAGTAAGCATTCCAGTAATAGGATCTACTGTTTGTAACCAAGGCCAGTAAGTAGCAGCGTATGAGTTATCAATTGAATTTGCTTGAGTGTTTGCTCCCGAAACTGATCCTCCATATAATTGAGTATCGATTACAGCAATTGCGTCTGCTCTGTTTCTTGTATTGTTAATTAAGTTTAACAATTGAGCTTGGCCATTTGAACTACCATAAGTTAAACCAGGAGCTGAGATTACGTTGTATTGGTATTCATCAGCATTTGACAACAATGTAATTGAAGCACTGTAATCTGTAGCTACTAAACCTTGAATATTACTATCGGTAATAGCATCATAATACTTATCAGCAGATCCACTACTTAAGTTACCAGTAGCAGTTCCAAAAGTACCACTAGCAGCTACAGGAATAGAACCTGTAAAAGCAGCTTTTGCAATACCGTTATTATCAAAGAATTTAGGAGTTGGTTTATTAACTTCTTTTACTACAATGTAATTACTTCTATTAGCGTAGCTACCTGTTACTTCTACATAAGTTTCATCACTAGATAAATTGTAAATAGTATCACCGATTACTCTAGAAATATAATTAGGAGCAAGAGGATCTAATGACAAGTTGGTCCAAGTTTCAAGAGCAACTTTGTTATTGTTATTATCATCACCTCGTCTAACAACTATATTAAATGTACCAGCGCTAAAATTAGGGCTTACAATTTCCCATCTAATGTTGGTTGAAGTACCATTTGCTAATGAACCACTAGTATCTTCAGAGCCACTGCTATTTTGGTTTGCACCGTAACTTACAGTTTGTAAGGTAATTGCAGTGCCTGAACCTGAAGCAGAGATTTGTGAAGAAGTAGCTGCAGTAAAGGCACCATGGGCAACACGAGTAACTAACAAATTAGTACCCCCTGCCTGGAAATAGTTATATGCCGCAGTTGATGTAAAGTAAGTGTATTCTGCTGTTGAGCCACTAACAAAGGAGCCACCAAATTTGGTCAAATAATCACTCCAGCTAGTAACTTGAGTAGGAATATTGGGTTGACCTTTTACAGTAGGACCAATAATTGCTGCCCCAACAGGTGCGGGCGGATTGGTGAGTAATGATAAATCATTTTCTCTTGTTAATACCCCAGGAGATAAAAGTGTTTCTGCCATCTTGATTTATTGTTATGTTTTATTATAAATATATAATTTTCTCTCAAAAGTCGTTTTAATCAACAATAACTAATTAAGCAAAAACTGTCTTATTTTAATATAAATATTATATTATTTTTTTAAAATTAAGGCGTAGCTAGATTTCCAACAAACTGCCATTTTCCACCAATATAATAAAATTCACACGATTGCATTTGTGTTACAAGAGACAATTGATCTAAAGTACTTGGGGAACCTGCAGACACTGTTATAGTGTTGAGGCCAAGTACTTGTCCTGAAGCTGAAATTGATACATTTGTAGCGTTAATTTCACTTGTTGAAGGGTCGGTAATTAATTTTATTTTTTGCCCTTCATATCCGGCCCCAAATGATAATCCAATACTACCTGCTGCGTTTACTACAATAAGATCAGCTGTTGCTGAGGTAATAGGTAGTGGGGATGATGGGGAGAAACTACCCCAACTAGGAGATAAGCTAGTATATTGTACACCATATGCAATTGATGAGGTTGTTGCAAATGATGAAGATGTAGCAGTTTCTGAATAAGATGCTGTCGTAGCAAATGAAGCACTAGTAGCCGATCCCGTTACACTACCACTAATTGAAACAGAATAACCTCCTCCTGCTGTAAAAGCATCAACTAATTGAGTAACATCAGCCGCGGTAATAGTATTACCGGTAACCATATTTGCCTTTGATAATGTAGCCATGTATTATTTTTGATTATAAATATTGCAAAGACTATTAATCGATTCAATTACTTGAGAAGGTTCAATTACTTTAGTACATTCGAATTGACGAGGTGTACCTTTTTGATCAGGGCACCAATCCCAATCACCTGGGTCTAACCATCTTCTGTTAAAGCATCCTCTACAAGTTGAAGGATCTAAAGGATAGATTCGTTTACAATCTTGAAATTCAGTATAGGGATAACTAAAACCTGAAATTAGAATAGTTGGGGTATTCATAGCCCACGATACCCAAGATAGACCGCTACCTACTCCAATAAACAAATCAGCGTCACGAATATCAATCATTCGTTCCATTAACGGGAAATCTCCAGTTTTATCTACTACTCCTGTTAATCTACCTCCTAATTTTGAATCGTGCCATTCGTCTCCTAAATGTTCTTGAGTTAACATTACAACACGATATCCGTTATCATTTAAATAATCTACAATCTGTTGCCAACCACCAGGATAATTCCAATACTTAGCATGTGATGAAGCATGAGGAGCAATTACAGCATATTTTCCTATAATATCAGTTTTTTGATTAGGAACATTTACTTTAGGTTTTACCTCCTCGTACTTTAAATTTAGGATTTCTGATGCTGTTTGTTGTAAGGGGTATTTTTTAAAGTCAATAGGAGATCTTTCGTAATTAACTTCTTTATCATTATAATGCCATCCTAAAGAATACATAGCATATAAATCTTGGACTTCACTTCCTGGTTCAACAAACTCTAAATCAGGGTATGTTTTTTGGAACCAATCGTTATGAAATGTTGAAGTTACTACTTCACAATCCCATTTCTTTTTAAATTCTTTAACATAAGGAAACCACGCTAATGTGTCACCTAATGATTTTGAATCTAAGTGAATGTAAACTCGTTTACCTTTTGGATTAAACTGGTGAGAAAATTTTAATTCACCTGTTGATTTTTGTCTTACTTCAATTAAGCAATCAATACAATATTTTACACTAGCCCGAGTCCACATATTGTTGTTAATTTCAGATCTATGAAGTTGTTTTTTTCTTTTAGTATCTGTAAATGTAACAATATATTCTTCTTGTCTAGGACCTAATATTTCAAGAAAAGGTCCATCAACAAAGTTTACATTGAATATATTATCCGGATTTTTATTTGGAATGCGTAAATAATTCAAACTACTATATTCTTTAAGTAAAGTATCTCTCATAAATGTTTACTAATTCTTTAGAACGATTAAACCACGATAATTCATTTGCTGTATTTATTGCTTTATGTCTATATTCGTCGTATTCACGTATAACTGTATCTAATCCTCTTAGGATTTCTGTTAAATCACGTGGTGCTCTCCACAACCCATGAAAAACAGTATCCATTTCAATCCAACCTACAATAGGTAAACCACAAGCAGCTGCTTCTACTAATGTAAGATTAGGATGTCCCGCTTCCAATTCTGATGGGTGAAGGAATATAGTGTGTGAAGTGTATACTTGACGTAAAATGTTATTTGAAGGATTTTCTAAAATAGATAATTTAGGATAACCAAATACCCATGGATTCTGGTCAAACCAGTTTTGGTTATTTTTAGGTCCTACAATTGTAATAGGTAAATTACGAGCCATTGCTGCTTTAATACCTAATTCAAATCCCTTTCTATCGTGCGCTCCATATCCACCAACACCGTTGTTAGCTAACATTAATAAACTATGTCCTAGAGGAGGTGATGCGTTTGGGAAAAAATCATCTGTGTTAACTCCGTGAGAAAAATACATTACTTTATCTGTTTCAAAGTAGTCTACTAGATAACGAGCAGGAACTAATGATATAACAGATTTTTCCATTGCTTCTAAATTCTGCTTATAAACTTCAGAATCTTTTCCGTAATGATAGGCATGATGATCATGATGTTGAAAAATATAAGGAATTCCTCTATCGGCTAATTCAAGAGCAAGATTTGCTACATGAACCATTACAACATCGTAATCACCTAGTTGAATTTCGTTTGCCCATTTAATATCAACAGTATGTCCTAATTTACGTAAGTTAATAGTAAATTCCCATACAATTTTTTCAATCGCTCCCCATGATGGAGGAGGTATAGGAATACCACAACCAGGATTTATTTGAGCTATTTTCATTTTACTTCTAGATATCCGTTTGCTGGTAATTGATTTCTAATATAACCTTGGTCTACTTTAATTTGTTTGTCAAATAAAAACTCATCTGTTTCTAAATCGTAAACTTTAAATTTTACTAATACTTCTTTTTTAGGATTAGATTGTAAACTATACCAAGACATTTTGTGTGTTACTGTTAATGTATCGATTATAGTTTCAATACCATTATCTTCAATACTTACTACAACTTTTCTTGTATCAACTTCATTTGAATTATGATAGTAAATAGCAAACGATTCAGGAACATTAGTTCCCATTGCTGTAAAGTATTCTACTCTAGAGAAATTTAAATGAGTAAAATTATCTTGAATTAATTTATCCCAAGTGTTTTTACTTTCTAAGTGTACTTTATCTTGGATAGGTAACAAAGAATGGTAGTAAATATTCTCATAACCATTTGAATGACTACCAAATTGATTTTTTAGATTATCATAATCTTCAGCAGTTGAAATTCTAGGATACGTGTTTAAGAAAAATTTAATATCAACTCCTGTAAAGAATGTAGAACTTACTTTACCTTCAGGGTAATCTCTTACATCAGTATAAGCTAATTTTTTATTTAAAATAGATGATACATGGTTAATAAACTCTGGGTTGGTTAAGACATAATCATAGTTAAGTAGATATGCTTTTTTAAATCCTAATTGTTCGGCCAATGCCACTCCATTATAATAATTTGAGTATACAGCAGGACCATGATAGATGTCATTACCTTCTCCAGCTAAATAAACTGTAACTTTGAAATGGTCATAATCCATCCATGTTTTTTGGTAAAAAGTATGATTAGTTAAAATATTATTTTTATCATATACACAATAATCAGCTAATTCTTGAAGATCTTTAGATAAAGGTAAATGAGATGTTAAAATTACTTTACGACCTGTTGCTTTAGCACCTTCGATACATTTTTTAGTTGCTTCTACAACACTATTGTGTGATGGATAAGTTGAAATTATAAATACCTCATCTTCAGATTTTATAATTTCGTTTCCTTCTAATTTATTAATAATTGATTTACAATTATATCCAAAGTCTTTAAAATCTAAATAATCAATATTATCAAATTGATCCCAATAATTTAAATATACTGGAAGGTTATAGATTAAGATGGGGATTTGATAGGAAACGGCTTCACGGATTACTAAAGGCATTGTTTCTTTATCTGTGTTTGTACCTCTAGATGTAAACAAAAATAAATCCATTGCCTGGTAGAACTTATCTACATCGGTTCGCTCGTTCCACCATGTTAGATTA